GCATGAGGAACTATCCCGAAATCGCCAGTCGGATGTTCGGCACGCCGCTGATGCTGCATCCGTCGAAGGGCGACATCATTGCGCGGGCTTTCGGTCCGCGCGTCCTCGGCAGCCCGGACGCTCCGGCGCATGTCGCCGGCGGCGAAGAGATGGGGCTCCTTGGCGATAAGCTCCGCAATGCGACCGACTGGGACGGAGAGCGCATCTACCCCGGTCCGGATCTTGTCGCGTCCGGCATTGCGCTCATCGAGATCGAGGGCTCTCTCGTGAACAAGGGCAAATGGATCGGCAAGTCCTGCGGCATGACCAGCTATGAGGGGATCAGCGCGCAGGTTCAGGATTGCATCGAGCGCGACGACATCAAGGCCGTCGTGTTCGAGGTCGACAGCTACGGCGGCGAGGTGACCGGCGCCTTCGATTGCGCCGAGCTGATCTTCGAGCTTTCGCAGGTGAAGCCCACCATCGCCGTTCTGACGGATCATGCCTGCTCGGCCGGTTATCTGCTGGCCTCGCCCTGCCGTCAGCTGGTCATCCCGCAGACCGGTATTTGCGGCTCGATCGGCGTCATCTCGATGCATGTCGACATGAGCGCCTGGCTCGCGAAGGAAGGCCTGAAGGTCACGATCCTGAAGGCCGGCGAGCACAAGGCCGACTTCAATCCTTACGAGGCCATCCCCGACGATGTGCTTCAGCAGGAACTCGCCGAGCTCGAGGAGCTTCGCGTCGAATTCGCAGCCACCGTCGCGCGGTACCGCGCCGGCCGGCTGACACAGCAATCCGCTCTCGCCACTGAGGCGCGGGTCTATCGCGGACAGAAGGCGGTTGATGCCGGCCTCGCCGACGCGGTTGCACGCCCTTCGCAGGTTCTCGAAGCCTTCGAAGCTGAACTGAGCCGGACAGCCGGCTAACCCCAACATCAACTGGAGACGACGAATGTCGAACTTGACGCGTAGCAGCGCGCTCACGCGGAGCGTGCTCGCCGCGATTAGCGGCAAGAAGGGCTCCCGGCTGGAAGACGAGCGGCCGGACGACGAGCGGCCGGAAGACGAGGAAGTGATCGAAACCGAAGAGGAGGACACCTCCGCCGAGGATAGCTCTTCCGATCCGGAGAGCGAGACCGAGGAAGAGGACACCAGCGCCGAAACCGAGGGAGAAGAGACCGACGACGGCAAGACGTCGGCCAGCGCCATCCGCCGCGCCGAGCAGGGTCGCATCCGCTCGATCCTCATGCACCCGAAGGCGGAGAGCAATCCCGGCCTCGCGGCGGAGCTTGCCTTCGGTTCGAGGTTCTACTCGGCCAAGGAAGCGGGTGCACTTCTCTCCTCCGCTTCCGCCGGCGGTTCGCGCCTCGCTGGTCGCATGGCCGGAAAGAGCCCGACGCTCGGCGCCGGCACGCCCGGCGGCGGCACGCCCGGCGGCGGCAAGGCCACCGAGAAACAGGCGGTGATCTCCACCGTCCGCTCCACCATCCTGGCCCGCCACGGCCGTAACCGGAAGGATTCCTGATCATGGGAGAAGCAACCTTCGCCCCGAACGACCTGCTCGTTTCCGACGTGCCGGTCATCACCCGCAACATCACCATCGTCAGTGGTCAGAACCTCAAGCGGGGTGCTGTCCTTGGCAACATCACCGCGTCGGACAAATACACCCTGTCCGCTTCGGCCGCTGCTGACGGCTCGCAGACGCCCGCCCTGGTGCTGGCGACCGATTGCGATGCATCCGCCGGCGACGTCGTTGCCGCGGCTTACGCGAGCGGCGCCTTCGATTCGACGAAACTCATTCTGGGCGCCGGACACACGGCCGCTACCGTCGAGGCCGCTTTCCGCAAGGCAGGCGCTCCCCTCTACGTGCGCGTCCTGAAGTAAGCCAGAGACCGAAAGGACACCACACACATGGAAGAACTTCTCCTCTCCACCGCAGAACTCGTTGCGGTTCTGCCGCCTCGCGATCGCCCGGAAGCATTCCTGCGCGATCGCTATTTCTCGACCACGGTCCTTTCCGACATGGAACAGATCGTCTTCGACAAGATCCTGCCAGACCGTGAGCTTGCGCCGTTTGTTCATCCGGATGTTCCTGGCAAGGACTCGGCCAACCGCGGCTTCAAGGCGACCAGCTTCACGCCGGCCTACGTCAAGCCGCAGAATACGCTTCGCCCGGGCGGCAACATGATCCGCATGCCGGGTGAGCCGATCGGCGGCCGCAACTCGCCGGCGCAGCGCTACGCCTACAATCTGGCGACGATCATCGACGATCAGGACCAGCGGATCACCCGGCGCGAGGAATTCATGTGCTCGCAGGTCATCCGTACCGGTCAGGTGATCGTCGAGGGCGAGGACTATCCGACGCAAACCGTCAACTTCGGCCGCAATCCTGCGCTAACGATCGCGCTTGCCGGCGCAGCGCGCTGGGGCGAAGCTGGCGTCGATCCGATGGACGATGTCGAGGCGTGGGTGCAGCTGCTTTCCGATACCAGTGGGTTCACTGCCCGCGAGGTCCTGCTCGGCCCGGGCGCTGCGGGTCTCCTGAAGAAGTCGCCGCGCTTCCTCGAGGCGCTCGACAACCGGCGCCAGGACGGCGGCATCATGCAGCTGGGGCCGGTCAGCACCGGTGCGGAGAACAAGTATTACGCGGTTCTCGGCACCATCGGCGAGCTGACCTTCATCCAGTATTCGCAGCCCTACACCGTCGGCGGGGTGCGCAACAACTTCTGGCCGTCCATGGGCGTCGGGATCTTCGATCCTTTCGGCTTCATGGGCCACTTCGCTTACGGCGCCATCCTCGACAACGACGCGCTCCTGTCGATGGAGCGCTTCCCCGACATGTGGCGGGAACGGAACCCGTCGCGAACCATCGTCCAGACGCAGGCGGCACCGCTTCCGATCGCTCCGGAGCCGGACGCCAGCCTGTTCGCGCTGGTTCGCTAATCCCTTCCAACCCGTGTTCGTCCACATATCCGCCGGTTTCTCGCCGGCGGATATCGGGGACTTTGAAAGGACGCTCCGATGAGCAAGAAAACCGAGCAGTTCAATGTGACCGTCAAGGTCGGCAAGAAAACCTACAGGCCGGGNGAGCCGGTTCCGGTCGGTACCGGCGGNATCACCGCCGAGGANGCGGAAAANTTCCGCAANAATTTCGGCGCCTTTACCGCNGGCCCCGAGGCGACGNCCGCNGCGCCCGTGCCTTCNGTCGATCTCGANAGGCTTCGCGAGGCGATCGAGAAGCTTTCAGCCGACAACGACAAGCTTTCGGCCGACAATGACCGGCTGACGGCGGAGCGNGACNGCGCGATCGGCGATCGCANCACNCTNCTGNAGCAGAACGAGCAGCTTGAGACCGACAATGCGACGCTGGCCGCCGAAGTCACCAAGCTTCAGGCCGAGATCGAAAAGCTCAAGGCTCCGAAATGACGCCGCGTCCCGCCATGTTCGAAAGGATGGGGCCGAAGTTCGCCAANGCCTTCGGCAATGCCGANGCCGTGTTCACGGTCGACGGTGTCGCNAGGCCCGCCGTGCGGGTCATCCTGCGCGTGTGGCGGGAAANCGANNTGGCNGANGAGCNNGAGCAGGCCGTCGAAGGCACCACCCATCTGCTCGCCGTCTCCGCCTCCGCCGTGCCCGGTCTCGCCAGCCAGCGCGACAGCGTCGCGATCGGCGGCGTCACCTACCAGGTCATCAACATCGACGACGATGCGCGGGCCATGCTCCGCATCTCGCTTGCCGGAGATATCTGATCATGAAGACACAGGAACAGGAATCTACGCCGGCCGTCGCGGTCGATCCGATGGAGGACCTCTGCCAGGCGCTGTTCTCGACGGAAGAGGGCGCAAAGAAGAAGGCCGCGCGCCAGACCGCCGGCGCCATGACGCAGCGGCCATGGCCGCAATTGCCGTCGCGGCTCCGCTCGGCGATCCGCTCCGATATCAGTCGTCTGCTCGATAGCGGCAAGGCGCGCGCCCAGATCATCGAGGCCGGCTATTCCGCAGGTGTCGTAAACCAGGCGCTGCGCGACCTCGGCCGGTCGGTCGCCTGATATGGCACACCTCCGCAGTCAGATCTTCGCAGCGGTCATCGCGCGCCTCTCGGCCATTCCGGAGTTCTCCGGTGCTGACAAGGTGAAGCGCGGCCGCAAGGGCGCTATCTCGCAGGAGAAGCTGCCGGCCCTGACAGTTACCTGGGCCGACAGATCAGAGACTTTGATGGTCCGACCCTCGTCAGGGCCAGCCGGAGAGGACGGTTATGATCGGTCCCTGCCGCTCTCGATCGTCGTGCACCTGCGGGACGATGAGCCGGAAGAGGAATTCGACCGTCTTTGCGTGCTGATCGAGGCTGCGATGGCCTCGGACATCACTCTCGGCGGACTTGCCGTCGAAGCGCTGCTGCAGTCGGAACAGTATTTCGTGAACCCGCAGACCGGCACCTCGCTTCTTGCCGGTTCGCTCAACTACCAGATCGCCTACAAGACGCTCGCCGCCAATCCGGAACAGGCTGCGCTCTAAACGCTCTGCATGCCGTTATCCCGAAACCGCTGCACACTTTTGGGCGGCATGCAGTAGCGCCACCACTCCCACCAGCACAAAGAGGACTTTGCCATGGCTCTCGGCCGTCAGCTTACGCTTGCCCGCTCGACCGGTGCAGGCGCCTTCACCCTGGCCTGCATCACCGAACAGCGATCCCTCGAGATCAACAACGAGGAAATCGACATCACCAAGCCGAGCTGCACCGATCCCGGCAGCAAGCTCACGCTGGCGCTGATGTACGGCATCCAGTCCATCCGTTTCAGCGGGCAGGGCGCCTTCGTCGATACCGTTACGATGAAGGCGGTTACCGCCGATGCCGTCAACCAGGTCATCACCGAGTATCAGGTCACGGTGCCCGGCGTCGGCACGTTTGAAGGCGACATGCTCGTCTCGATGACCTTCTCCGGCGACAAGACCAACGAGCTGCAGGCCGACATCCGCTGCGCCATGACCGGCGCTCTCACGTTCGTGCCAGCTGTCTAAGCGGGGAATATCATGTTGCCTGCCAATCCATTGCGCGGCGAGGCGGAGGTTCGCATCGGTGCGATCGACTTCCGCATCGCCGTGACCTTCTCCGGGCTCGCTCGTCTCTCCGATGCGATCGGCGCCCGCACCCTCGACGAGCTTTACGGCCGTCTCCTCGGCTTCGAGCCGAAGGCGGTTGCCT